CTCCCCTCCAGAGGTGGAGGGAGCTCTGTAAGAGGAGGTGGCAGGTAATACCTGCCTCCTCATCGAAACAGATATCCCTTTCCTCTCTAGTGCCAGATGGCACTACCGGTCAATAGACCGGCACCCTGCCGATGGAAATGCGGACGCAATCGGCACGTCCACCACGCTCCAAGTGATCCTTGGGAAGGGGGAGATCCCCCCTCTTCAAGAAAAACTTGAGCAAGGCACCTGTGTCATCCAAGGGATCCTTGGGTGGCACGTTGGTGACCTTAGCAGCCACAGCTAGTGGCCGCTGAAGGTGAGGGCAGACGAAGTCCACGGAGTAATCTGTGGACCAAGTATGCCTTCCCAAGCCAGGAGACGTATCGGCGAGGACAGGGAACGGAATCAACCGTCCGATGTACTCGTCGAGCCACTCCACAGTCTCAACGAAACCAGCCCGAAAAAGCTGATTTCTAAGAGAGACCACGGAGATGATCTCCTGAGCATGGCGCCGTTGTGTTGGGAATACTCGCCGGACCTTGACGTAACTTACGTCAGAGCCCTTAAAGTACTCCTTTCCACAGGACTCTCTGAAACTCCCGTTCCAGAAAGACTTGTGCACATTCACTCGAAGCCCGAAAGCCTCGAGCAGTGTGACAACGGCCTCTGCACTATCTGCGGGGACAATGATATCATCCCCGTAGACGCGCACTTGTCCAACCATTTCCTTGAGGAAGCGGTTGGAAAGTGGCACACCACGCACTCTGGACACCCCCATAAGGGCAATCGTCGAGAAGACGAGAGCCTCAATGGGGAAACAGAGTGCGGAGCCCATGGACGCGTACTTGAACAGGGTGTGAACACCGTGTCCAGGTACGTCCGCTGTCCTTGACCTGCAAGCATCCACACATTCCAGAAGGAATGGGCGTTTGCTGAACAGGTCCCGGACTAACGGCCAGGAAACTCTGTCGGACGCCTCGGACAAGTCCAAGGTTGCAAGGTCCCCTTGAAGGGAACCTTGGCAGGCCATTCTCTGGTTAGGAGTCTGGTCCGCAAATCCGACAATCTGAGAGAGGAACCGATGTCCCTCAATCCGTTCAAGAAAAACCTCCAGGAGCCCCTGCTGTACGTACTGTACGGCGGTGGGTTCGATGGCGATGATTCTTGGAGCCTTCTGGGTCTTAGGTACGGAGATTACCCTTACGGGAATCTCCGCGCCAGGCTCAAGGAGCTGCACACGGGACGCGTCGAAGTGACGCCAGTTTGGAAAGAGGAACTCCCCATGTGGGAAGATCTTTTCCAATCTGTCTGTCCACAACTGCTGGTTGAACTTCGCATTGCTGCGGAGTCTGTCAGCGGTCGCACCAGGCCCGTGCTTTGGCACTATGTCCCCATCGAACAGTGTTTGTTCGATGGAGGCAAATGTTGGTGTCCAGATGCAGTCCACTGCCTCCCGAAACTGATCACGAAGATCGGATTCGGGTCGCAGTGCAGCATCTGTGCTCCAACGCGCCTGTAGCTCCTCATCTGTCTCGATGTACGAGGCAAACGCTGCATTCTCGCGCTTTTGAGAGCACGGGAGATCCATTTTGCCCAACAGGTTACACACCTGTCGGACAGCATGGATACAGCGGATGCTTGGTTCATCGAGCAGTGTACCACACTCGTCGAAGATCTGACTAGTGAAACCTTGCAGGAATGCAGGGAGACACCCACGCCGGGTATATCCTACCCAGTGTGTAGAGTCAGTCCTCCCCAACTCCAAAGCCCTCTCGAGGTCTTTGGAAAACTGGGGAAGGGTGATAGTTGCAAAACTATCACCCTCGGCTTCGACGCGAGCAGAGATGTAATTCCAATCTCTGTCGGTGCGAGTGCAACACCAGGTTCCCATTTCATTGAGAACCCTACGCATCAGTTCGAAGTGGCTTTTCACTTCTCCTCCTTCATCAGGGGGTAGAAGATCCACTGCCACAGCAGACTGGTGCCTCGTTTCATTCATCCAAGCCGTGTGCCTTACAGCACAGGGGTTGAACTTCCTGCCAGGTTTGGCAGAAGTGCGTCAACGATGCACAAGGTCAGGAACAAGAGAATCCCGAGAAGGATAATCTTGAGCCCAGCTTTGAGCAACACCGACCGGTCTTACGACTGGCCGGCGACGAACTTGCTGAAGTTCGTCCCCGCGGCGAGGATGCTGCCGAACATCTGAAAGAGGTCCGAGAGGTCATCACCATCGTACCCGAGGGTCGGAGCGTCGACTACCGTATAGATAGTCGCCGACCGAGCCACGTTAACGGTGGGAATGAGCTCATCCGGAACAACCTTCCGATGAGTGATCTTCATCAGGTGGCGGTCTCGCTTCTTGTAAGAATGCGACACCTCCACCGTCAAGTTGCCATCAGCCGAGCGGTAGGTGCTGGAGTTGACTCCAACGCTAATCCGGTCGAGCTCATGATCAACGGAAGATCCGTCAGTCAGAACGAGGGGGTCAGTGAGTGCCATGGTTGTGAACCTTTGCGTATCAGTGGCCGGGGGTTGAACCCCGTCATTACCACCGTGGAACCCTCCTCACGGATGTGAGGCGGGGGCAGAGCTACCGCTATTTCTAGCGGTTGATAGGCGTCGTTCGGGTGTTACCCGTACTGCGCCCCTCTCCCAGAACCCTTGGTGGCTACCAAGGCTCCCAGGATGGCCTTTTGTCGAGGAGTGAAATCCTCGAGATTAAGGCCGAACCCAAAGGGAGTTGCCACACGTCTCTGCTTTACCTCCGATGTGAAGGTTTGGCGAAAGACGTGCTGACCAGGATAAGTTCTGTAACTTATCCCGGTCAACTGGTAATCATTGACCACCTTGCGGTGCTCCATGATATACGCATATGGCATGACCAGGCCATCCATCAGGAAGGCACTAAGATTGGTGAGAATATCACCAAGATTAGTGACCCAATCGATGGCCCAGGACCAGGGGGTTAGTTCCCAGACGACTTCAGGAGTCAACTGGAGGCCGAGTAATTTATCGGCCAAGCGTTGACTTCTGGCATGCGTTCCCACAGGTGGGAGCACATAAACAAAAGTCGCCTCCAACCATCTCCTCGTGGAGATGGTTGTACGCCGGACTAACCTTGCCTCGCTACAATTGGGAAGGTCGAGCGCGTCGATGAGGCGAGGGACTGGGAAATACCCAGGCCACTCCTCTCGGGACGTCTCGATTTCTTCAGGCCAATCGTAGCGTCTGTGGATCAGCTTTCCAGAATCCGAAATGAATTGCTCAAGAATCGCATCAGCGTTCTTGACCATTCTCGCGAATTTCTGGATATCTCCCACAAGGGGTTTCCAACCGAACTCAGCATTGAGGTAATCCGAACCAGCCGCTTTGGCTGCTCCGGTACGTCGTTGCCAAGACTCGATGGAAGCCTTAGGGAGACCTTCGCCCAGGATTTCTCCTACGAAGGTAGCCAGATCAAACGCAGAGGCTGTTGGCAGGATCCGTGATATCGCCGTTGTCCCGAGAGCATCCAATTCCAGGAAGCTTGTAGGACTCGGGGGATACCATGGCCAGCCTTCATCTGAGATGTCCGGACCTACACAGGTCTGGGGAGCACGCCAGTGCTCCATACCATCTTGGAGTGGATCCGTGGAATAAGAAAAATCATGTGAGCCCGACCCAAGGGTCGAAAACTCAGTCATGTTCTTCTTAAACACACGGAAATCTCCACCAATCGTTTCAAGGGTTAGCCCGAGGCGTTGCCACGGGTTTCCTTGAGAGATTGCCAGATGACCTTTGCGATACCGTACGGTACGCCGAGCCGTTGAGTTGGGAGGAAAATCCTTCCAATTCCCCGGCCTCAGCCAAGTGACAAGTCCAGGATCATCCTGGAGGTGCCACTCGGACTTCGGTATCCGTAGGGTCGACACAGGGGTTCCTCTCTCTGGGGTGGGATGCGAGCGAAAGCTCGCCCTTCATCATTGAAGGGGTGCTGCACTTACGTACGTGGGGGGCCCTCAC